ACAGCCTGGACAGCATGGGATCTACTACGGCTACGGCAGCGAGATGGGTCTGAAGGTTGCGAACACCTATCCGCAACTGTCGAACATCAACTCGATGCTCGGCAAGGCGAGGACGGAGCCTCAGAATCCATTCCTCCGAGAGATCGTGCATCTGTGCGAGGAGATGAAGCCTTGGGCGGATCTGGTGGCTGAACTGAAGGGCAAGATCGCGAAGCGCGGAGATGCGCGCCTTCAGACGCAGCCCGCCCGACCCGTCAACCCGAATCAGGTCAGGGCGACCTGCGCGGTGTGCTTCCGAAACATCGCCGTGACCGCGGGAAGGGGCACGATGGCGGCGCATGGATACACGCGCCCCGAACTCGGATGGCAGACCAGTTCCTGCCTCGGGACCATGTACAAGCCGTACCAAGTCTCCTGCGACGGTACGAAGGCGTTCATTCAGGCGCTCCGAAACCGAATCGCCACCCTGAACGGAGAGGTGCAGAGGCTTGAGGCCGCCACTCAGGTTCAGACCAAGGATCGCGGGGGCCGCATGATCACCATCGTCGCTGGCGAGCCGAGGTTCGAAACGGCGAAGCGCATCCAGATCCAAGAACGCAGGTCGCAGATCGAGATGAACAACCGCGCCATCAAGGATCTCGAATCGAAGATCGCCTCGTGGACCCCGACGGCGATCCCAGAGGCAAGGCGATGATGTGGACTGGAAGGCGTACCCGATTGCCCTGCGGTGCGCCAAGCGGATGCTGCGTCGTCTCACGCCGAGCCAACTCGTCGATGGTCGGGACGCACACGACTTCGCGATGCAATCGATCCTCGACAGTCCTGCGGGATGGAAGCCGACGATCCTGTACCGCAGGATCATCGACGCGATCCGACGCGAGACTGGGTACAGCAAGACATACAGGCGCGGAACCCGAAGGAGCGTCGGTTCCGCACGGCTGCGTTCCGTTCCAGACAATCGGGAGAACAAGGCCGTTGAGGAACAGGTCCTGCCGTCGCTACCATGGACGCGCAGGGAGAGGTTCGTGATCGATGCATTGGCGCGGGGCTGGCAGCAGCGAGATATCGCCGCCTTCCTCGGGGTGTCGGAATCCATGGTGTCGATCAATGTCAATGCGGTGAGGCGCAAGATCACCGAGGCCGCTCATGCGGCGGGATCAACACATGGCGAAGAAGAAGAAGACCGAACCGAATCCACTCAGCAACGGCCTGACTCCAGAGCAGCGTCCTCGCAAGCCGCTGCCCGCTCCGTTGGACAGAGGCGTAGGCAATCCGATCGCGACAAGCGTCGAGTTGCAGCGTTCGTTCTTCACGACCGCCGACAAACTGCTGAGGAACAGCAGCCTCGCGTACCGCCTGAACCCGCAGTACCAGCAGATGATGCGGGCGGATGCGGACATCGAGGGTGTCCTCCGATCCCTTCAGGTGACGCTGGCGAGCCTCGAGTGGGCGATCACCTGCACAGACGAGGCCAACGAGCAGGGTGTTGAACTCGCCCAGCGCATCACCAGGATCTTCGAAGAGATGCCGAGACGCAGCGACTTCGTGCGGGCGATGCACGAGGCGGTCTGGTATGGCAACGGCGCGTGCAACCTCGTCTATCAGAAGGATCCGCGGCACGGGATTTCGATCAAGGAGTGGTATCCCTTCCATCCAGACACGCTCGCGTACGACCAGCGGGGCAACCTCGCCATGCGCGTCGGAGCCGAGTACAGCAACCACGGGCCATCCTCGCAGAACATCGGTTTCGACAGCCGCGTGCACATCTTCGATGAGCAGGAGCGGAAGGCCGTCGTGCTGCACAGGGTGTTCATCTCCGCACCAGACTTCAACGACTGGAACACCTCGGAGGCCATCTACCGAGGCGTCGGGGCACGGGATGTCTGCTGGTTCATGTGGCTCGCGAAGCAGGAGATCCTGCAGGACGCCATCACATACGCCGAGCGGTACGCCATGGGAGTTCGCGTCGGCTACTACCAGATGGGTCAGGACGCGGGAAGGTCGATGATGGAGAATGTCCTCTCCAACCTGACCAACGACAACAGCGTGCTGCTGCCCATGTCTGGGACCGAGAAGATCTACGACATCGACATCAAGGAGCCGAACGCGGGCCGCGCTCAGGTCTTCATGGAACTGGTCAACTGGTTCTCGGGCAAGATCAAGGAGGCGATCCTCGGCCAGTCGTTGTCCAGCGAGGCTCAGGGAACTGGACTCGGATCTGGGGTCGCGAACCTGCACGCCGACACCCTGTCGAGGATCATCCGATACCACGCAGACGCGCTCGCCGACAGCCTGACGACCGACTTCGTCCGCGTCGTGGCGACCATGCTCGGTGCAGATGCCCAGCAGTCGGCATGCCTCCGATTCGAATTCGCGCCCGAGCGGCCCGATCCGAAGGAGCGGTTGGAGGCGATCAAGTCGTTCGTCGACATGGGTGGCAAGGTCAGCGAGCAGGAGGTCCGAGACCTCCTCGGGCTGTCCCAGCCGAACGAGAACGAGCCTGTTCTCGGGCGGTCGGACGGAGGTGGATCGCTCGCTGGAGTCCTCGACGGGCCGATGCCTCGGGAGGGGACCTCTCCGAACGATGGTGCGCCTCGGGCGTTCAGCCGCAGGACATGGTGGTGAATGCCTAGACGGCACGCGGAAACGCTCGCGGACACCCTCGTCAAGGGCGGTCAGAACGCCTACCGAGAGGCCCTCGCTCTGCAGATCGAGGGAGACGACCCGACGGAGGCTTGGGAGCAGTGGGAAGGCTACACCGCCGCCCTCCTCCTGCTGTCTTGGGCAAACGGGGCCGCCGAGTCGATACGGGCGGCGGGCGTGGCTGGCAAGGTGGTTTCGGATATCGAACCCCAGCAGTTCGCCCGATCCGATTCGCCCGCCGACCTCGGCTTTGCCGCAGGTCCGATTCAGGCGGTCGTGGCCCGATTTGAGCGCCTCCTGCCGATCACCCGACAGCGCTGGGACGACCTGATAGCGAGGGCGCTGGAAGCAGCCAGCGAACTTCGGCAGGACGAGGAGGGGAACGGCCTTCAGGCCATTCTCGACCGCAGCCCCGAACTGCAGGGATTGGTCCGCGGCGGTCCTTTAGGGTCCGCTGGAGCCGCCCCCCCCGCCGCCCCCCCAGCGGCCCCCAGCCGCCCGTCGGACGCCTTCTTCGTGACTGGAATGACCCAGCGGCAGGTTGAGCAGACCCGTGATCTGTTGGCGCAGGTGGTGCGTCAGGAGGCATCGGTCTCCGTGGCGGGCAAGAAACTGCAGACCATAGGAGTCGGGGACTTCGTTTCCAAGACGGTCCTTGAAACGGGCACGGATCTCACCGCGGCTCGGCTGGAAACCGTCTATCGGACGAACCTGAACAGGGCGCAGACGCAGGGGCGGCTGGATGTGTGCAGGGATCCCGTCGTCAAGCAGTTCGTGCCGCTCATGCGGTTCAGGGCCACCAAGGACGGCAGGACGAGGGAGACGCACAGGGCGATGGATGGATTCGTAGCCACTACCGAGCAGATCGACGCTATGGGTATCGCCGCGCCGCTCGGGTTCAACTGCCGCTGCTCGTGGGCGCCAATATCCATCGCGACTGCTGTCGCGCAGGGGTGGTGCGACGAGGACGGGAACCCTGACCACGAAGCCATCCGAAGGCACAACGGGCAGCGGCAGTCTTTGATTGACAAAGGCATGGTGCCAGATGCGGGCTTCGTGACCGCCTGATACAGTCCAGTCGCCATGGCTGACGCACGCATCGCCACTCCCAACCTTCCGCTGGACCGCGTTCAGATCGCGAGCGTCTCGACCACATACACCGCGTTCGCGCCGAGCACGACCAAGCCGACGACGGGCGTGATCTACGATGTCACGCAGAGCGATGTCGCGCTGATCGGAAACCCGTCGCTGCTTCAGTTGATCCCGCATCACTCGGCGAACAACGCGACTGGGCTCGGGATGCGCGTGACGAAGTTCAACCGATACACCGATACGAGCGGTGGCGTCTGGTGGATTCCGATCACGATCTTCGAAGGCACGCCTGCATACAGCACGACAGTTGGGAACATCCCCAGCGCAAACATCGATGGTGCGCTTCGCTACTTCTTCGCGAACATCCTTCAGAGCGCCGTCGCTCCGACCGCAAGCGTGTACGGGCCAGGAGCCGTCACCGCGACCACCAACCTCACAGCGGGCGTCATCATCGATG